TTGAAACGCGAAGTTCTCGCGCCGGCGGACTGGATCGAACCGCTCGGCGCCTACAGGGCCTGGATGACCGCGGCCCGCAAATCACCCGGCACGATCTATCAGCACGGCTACCACCTCCGCCGGTACGCAGCAGACACGAGAGTGGGACCGTGGGCCTCTACGCTCGAGCAGCTGGTCGCGTACCTCGGCGCCCTCGAGGTCGGCGACTCCGCGCTGCGACTCAAGCGGCAGGCGCTCCGAGGCTTCTACAGCTGGGCGCGCATCGTCGGGCGAATGGACGACAATCCGGCCGCGAGTATTCCGTCCATTCGAGCCGTCCCCGGCATCCCTCGGCCTGCACCGGAGCACGCGGTGCGCGTGGGTCGGCGCAACGCCGACGCGCGCGTCCGTCTGATGATCGAGCTCGCGGTGAACGCCGGGCTGCGCTGCTGCGAGGTCTGCAAGGTCCACACAGACGACGTGCTGCCCGATCTCGTCGGATGGTCGCTCCTTGTGCGAGGGAAGGGCAAGCGGCAGCGCACGGTGCCGCTCAGCGATGAACTCGCCCACGCGCTGCGCGACCGTGACGCCGGCTACGTGTTCCCCGGAAGGGTCGACGGGCACCTGTCCGCCGCGCGCGTCAGCGAGCTCGTGAGCGAGGCGCTGCCCCCCGGGGTAACCGCGCACCCACTGCGTCACCGATATGGCACGCGCGCCTACGAGTTGGGTGGCCGTGACATCCGGGCCGTGCAGGAACTGCTCGGGCACGCGTACGTGTCGACGACGCAGGTGTACACCTTCGTCAGCGACGAATCGAAGCGCCGCGCATCGCTCGCGGCGGCCTCGTGACATGATCGGCACATGGCACCCGATCAAGTCATCCTGCTCTCGATTGTCGCCTCTCTCGCGGGGTTCGGCGCGTTGTATGGCGTCATCCGGCTCGCCGTGACGCACGCGATCAGGTCATCGCTCTACTGGCAGCACGACGGCCGCTTTGATCGCGAGCTCGCGATCAGGCGTCGCTTTGCGGGTCGGGCTGACTGAGGTTGCTCGCTGCGGTTCCGAGGGCGGTCGCGGTGAGGACGGCGGCGGCGGCGGAAACCGCGACCCCGTACTCAGGTGCTGCGACCGCAATGATCGGTGCCGCTGCGGCGCCGGCGGCGCCGGCCAGGTACAGCGCGAGTCGGATGCGCGGGTGCTTCTTGAGCATGGTCATTCCTTTCGTCTTGTGTTCACGGTGTCTTCGAGCTCGTCGAGCTCACGTTGGTGACGGGTGAGAGTGTCCTCGAGGCGGCCCATGCGCTCGTCGCCGGCGACGAGTCGCCTGTTGATGAGGTCGAACCATCCCCTCGTCTCCGCGTGACGGCGGTCGAGCTCTTCGCGGAGGTTGGTGGAGTGGTCGTTCTCGACCTGGTGCTGGACGCGCTTTATCCGCCCGTTGATTCGGACGCCCTGGACGGTCACCACGGCGACGAGCACTGTCGCCGTCGCCGTGATGATCGTCTGTAGTAGCGCTTCGCTCACTTGATCCCGAGGAAACGCTTGGAGGCGGCGGCGAGGCGGTGGCCGCGCATGCGCTGCCACTCCAGGAACGACATGCGCCGGCCGGTCTTCCGGTCGAGGATCCAGGCGTGGACGTGCGGGCCGGTTGACTTGCCGGTGTTGCCGGAGATGGCAATGCGGGTGCGCCAGAGGCGGAGCGCGTTGCGCTTGTAGAGGTCGTTGCGGGAGAGGTGCTGGACGTTGAGCGTGAAGCGCGACCCGACGAGGCGGATACCCTTCCCTCCGTCCTCGTTCGCGAACGGCTCGATGCGGCCCGTGAACGGGGCGTACAGCGCCGTCCCACTCGGCACCGCGTAGTCGGTCGCGGGGCCGCCGCCGCGGCGCTTGTGGGCGGCGGTGTCGCCGCTGATCGGGTACTCCCAGAACTGTCTGGCCATGGTCAGGCTCCCTTGGTTTCGAGGTTGGTGAGGCGGGTCTCGTGGTCTTGGATGACGGAGAGGAGGGCGAGGCTGATGCGGTCGTAGCGGACGCCTTCGGGCTGGCCGTCGGTGCCGTAGTCGACGAGCCATTCGAGGCCGAGCTCGTCGAGCTGCTCGGCGATGAGGCCGTGCTCGATCGCTCCCGTGCGGTCGGTGTCGACGGCGACCTTGTACTGGAACTCGACGAGCTGCATCGCGAGGACGGCTTGCCGGTCGGGGGTCCAGTCGCGGATGTTCTTCTTATAGCGCCGCGACGAGGAGACCCATCCAAGGGTGCCGTCGCTCTTGACGTAGACGTTGCGGTAGCTGCCGCTGATCGTGCGGCTGTAGACGGCGGACGACAGGTAGCCGTCTTGCGCGGCCCCGGCGATGGCAAGGATCGAGTCGTCGTTGTTGTCGACGTAGGCCTTGGTGGCGACGTGGGAGCCGGACGTGGGCGAGTCGCAGGAGAGCTTGATCCCGACGAAGTTGCCGTAGCGGAGGCGCTGCTCCAGGTCGCTGTTGAGGTCGGCGTAGACGATCGCGTTGGCTGTCGAGATGCGGCTCCACGGCAGGGTGGGGATGCGCGCGAGGTTGAACACTCCGCTCGTGATGGAGGCGGCGTCCTGATCGTGGTGGTTGATGAGGGCATCGACGTACCACTTGTTGGCCGCGTCGTAGTCGTCGGACGGCGGCCCGAACCGTGCTCGGCCGAACGCGTCGCGCTTGACGTGCCGGTTCGCGAGGCGGTCGCTGGTGGCCTGGTAGGGGCCGGCGAGGTAGTCGCGGGTCTGATTGATGAGCGTGTCGATGGTGTTGGCCTGGGTGGTAGCGCCGTCGACCACGGCCATGCCGGCCGCTGCTGCTGCGTCTCCGATTGCCATGCTGGTCTCCTTAGGCGAGGGGGTATACGGCGTTGAAGCCGACCTGCGCCCCGGTGGGAAAGGTTGAGGTGCCGGGGGCGACGGTGCCGAGCCAGAGTTCGTTGCTCGCGTTGATGTAGCCGGACATGATTGCCCCGGTGAACCCGTCGTGGACGAGCGAGACGTTGATGCCCGACGCGCGCTGCCAGCCCGCCCCGAGGCCGCCCATGAGTTGGTTGACAATGTTGCCGTCGCCGCTCGGGACGGTGATCGCCGCCCCGGTGCGGGTGGCGAGGAAGCCGATGAAGGCGAGACCGCCGCGCTTCCGGCCCTGGATGTTGCTGAGGTTCCATCCGGGGGCGGACGCGATGAATCCGGTGGCGCCGGCACCGAGGGTGGTGAGGGTTTCGAGGGTCGTGAGGCGTGCTCGGTCGGCGCCGATCGCGTCGCTGACGGAGTCCTGCCCGATGTTCAGGAGGTCGCTGAACGTGTCGCGCTGGTCGTCCTCGCCGAACATCCAGACGCCGTTGGTGTCGAGGAATCCTGCTGCCATGGGGTCACACTCCGATCGTGAGGGCGTCAATCACGCCGGTCAGGTTGTCGATGTAGAGGCCGTCGGGCCACAAGTCGATCGCGTTGGCGACGGCGTCGGCGCTGCCACGGGTGCGGATCGTGGCCTCGTCCTCGGGGAGACGCCACGTGACCGACTCGATGTAGCCGACCTGGGGCGTGGAGAACGGCAGGGCGGTGGTGACGCCCATGCCGGGACGGAGGGAGTAGTCCGACACCCGGGAGAGTTCGAGCACGCGGCCACGGGCGCGGAGACGGTTGAGCCAGTAGCGGGCCGCGCCCTTGCCGGGGTAGGGCACGCTGCGCTCGATCGTGACGACCTTGATCGGGTCGCCCGTGTCCGACGCCGTCTCGTAGCGGACGCGCTGCTCCCCGGTCAGGACGGTCCACTGATAGCGGACCACGACCGCATCCGCCCACAGGTCACTGTCGAGCGCGACGACGTCACGAGCCGACGTGAGGTTGTCCATCACGACGGTCTCAGGGCGGACTGCGGATCGCTCGGTGAGGGTCCAGCGGCGGCGGTGATCACACCGGACCACGAGCCCGCTTGCCTCGGCCACGTTCGCCATGTAGTCCCACGCGCTCGTCCCCGGCTCCCACACGATCGCGTCGCCCTCCGCGATCGTCGCGTCAATGCCGGGCTGGAGCGCGGCGCCGATCTTGCCGAGGGCGTAGTTGACCGTGTCGCGGACGCTCAGGGAGCCGGACGTCTCGGTGCCGGTGGACACCAGCGAGTAGCCCTGCGCGAGGACCTCGTCCGTCGCGGCGGCGAATGTGATCGTCTGCGCTTCGTGATCGATCTCCCGGTCGGTGACGGCGAGGTTGGCGCGGATGACGCTGCCGGGCCGTGCGTCGACGCCGTTCCACGGGACAAAGTACGTGGCGGTGAGCTTCGCTGGGGTGAGAGCGGGACCGAAGGCAGCGGTGATCGCGGAGACGTCGCCGCCGTAGTCGGTGGTCACCTCGGAGGCGATGACGGGGTCACCGGTCGATTCCCGAAGCTCGATGAGGAGGCGGAGGCCGCGGTTCACGCGCGGGTCGGTGAGCGCGAGCTTGGTCTCGTCCTCGATCATCGCGGCCTCCACGACGGCGTCGCCATACGGCGCCTGCGACTCGTCAAGGTTCAGTTCCGTCCTGATGTCGCCGAGGTCGACGATGCGGCCCGTAGCGGTGACGACACGGGCCAGCGTCGTGTGCGCAGAGTGCCGGGTCACGACGACACCTCCCGAAACGGCACGGTGATGCGCCACACGTTTGTAGCAGCTGGCTCCTGCGTGGCCGTGAGCTCGCGGTCGCGAGGCACGACGTACCGCATGGACAGATCGAGCGGCTCGCTGGCGACGACGATCTCCAGCCACGTAGCGGCCCTGTGAAGGTCGAGGATGGAGGCGACTGCCTCTTGCCCCGTGACCATGAGCTCGAGGTCGCCAGATCGGCTTCCGGTCGGGCTGTGAGTCACGTCAGGGTCACCGCGACCGATGAGCTCGTGAATCCTCGCCCCGCCGGCGTAGCCGATGGTGACCGGCATGACTGTGGCCGCGGTCGCGGTCGCGCCGGTGTTCGAGGTAATGAGGATGCTCATACGACCGCCCGCTTCCGGTCGCGGGTGTTGACGCTGATGGTCGCGACCCGACTGTTGATCCGACGGACGATCCGGTCGACCTCGGCTTTCGTCTTGTCCTCGACGCCGACGTTGACACGCACGTCCTTGTCCCTGATCCCGTAGATCTTCTTCTCGATCGCGTCAGTGTTCTGCGTGGCCTGCCCGGTCTCGGCGTCGATGTAGATCGTCGTTCCGTCCGGGAGGCTGACGACGCGATCGCCGAACTCGTCGACCTTGCTCGTGGCGCCCTCGGTCTTATCGGCGATGTTGCGCAGCGCCTGGGAGAGGATGCCGGCGCGGGTCGAGCCTTGATCCATCTCGTCGGTGAGCTCTCGATAGCGCGAGCTCGCGTCTGCCAGCTGATCGAGCGCTTTGGACTGCTCGTCGTACGTGAGCTCACCGGCCTCTCGAGCTCGCGTGAACGCCTCACGCTGCTCGTCGAGAGAGTCATTCACTGCCTTGATGCTCTCGGGCTGGCCAGCCTGCGCGAGCACCGCTGTCTCGATACTCACCCCCCACAGTTCGGCTGCCTCGGTGGCCTTCTTGTACTTCTCGGTGTCGGTGATGATGTCGTTGGCGCCGGCGATGATCTGGCCAGCCGTGAGCACCCGCCCGCCGGCTTCGATGAACCGGTCGGCCCACTCAGTGATCCGCTCTTGGGATGCCGCGTTGGCGGCGTCGATCTGTTCGAAAGCGCCGATGATGAGGCCGAGGCCCGCTGCGCCCGCAGCGGTCGCCGCGAGGCCGGCGATGCCGCCGAGGGCGCCCGATCCCGCGAGGCCGCCGAGGGTGTCCTGGGCGATCTGTGGGAGGTCTTGCAGGTCACCACGGAATGAACTGAAGGTCTCGCCGAGGTTGCCGCGGAGCTCGTCGGATACCTCGGCCCCTTTCTCGCCGAGTCGACCGAAGCCGTTTGAGCCGGCATCGCCGACTTTGTCGACGGCGTCCGTCGTGTCCTTCGCCGCACGTTCAGCGCCGCGCGCCTGGTCCACGAGCTCGCGGAAGGATCGGTCAAGGCGTCCGAGAGAGTCTTCCCCCTGCCGGGCGCCGGCGTCGACACCGTCTCCGAGGTCACGGGCCGCGCGCTCGGTCTTGCCCGCCTCGTCTGCGACCTCGCTTAGCTCGCGCTGGAGGTCGCGCCCGCTGGCGCCTCCGTCGCGAGCGACGTCGTCGAGTGCGTCGGCGACATCGTCGAGCGCGTTGCCGATGTCGCGCGTGCCGCGCAGCAGGTCGCGGGTGTTGGAGACGAAGTCGATCTTGATCGGCATCAGGCCACGACCTCGACGGTGTCGATCGCCTTGAACTCGTCAACGACGCCTTTCACCCACAGGGCGACGATCCGGGTCCCGACCTCGCTCGCCGCGTCGAACGCGATCATTCCGTGCGGCCGGCGGGACCGGAACTGCCTGTTGATCGTGAGGGGCCGCGTGTAGGTGCGGCCACGTCGCGATCGCTGGCGCACGCGGACGACCTGGGTACGTGCGCCGAACTCGACGCCGGCCCACTCGTCGGCCGGCACGAGCCCTCCTGCGAGGGGTCGGCGCGAGGTTGCTGCCATGACGGATACTCCACGGTCGGATGCGGTGGCCCTGGCGCCGGCGGCGATCACTCGCTGTTCCATGCGCGTGCGCGCGCGGCGAGCGAGCTCCTGCTGCCAGATCGGGCGGAGGCGGGTGCGGGAAGATCGGTTGATCGAGAGACGGATGCCGCGGTCGGCTTGCCTGAGTGCGAGCACGGTTGCTTGGAGCTCCCGCGATTGGCGCACGTCGAGCACGGCCCTTATCCCTCCGGTTCGTCAGCGAGGTAGGTGACGGCCTCGCTGCACGGCAGCGTGAGCGTCACCTCGGGGATGCCGCCCGAGCGGTTGGTGACGAGTTGGGGCTTGAGCGTCTTGAGATCGACCGAGAGCGCGAACGTGCCGTCGTAGTGCGGGTACCAGATCAGCGTGAGCGGGGTGCCTGCGGGGCTGTCGTGGAACAGGCGCCAGAGCGAGTCGGCGTTCTCGGTGTCCTGCGCCATGGTGAGCGCGATGGTCGGGTCGCCTGGGGTCACCTCGCTGAGCGTGTTGTTGTCACCGCCCTTCCAACTGCTGCCGGTGTAGTTCGGGTTGTAGTCGATCGCGGACGTGTGCCCCTGGAACTCGTTCTCACCGATCTGCGCCTTCCAGCGCTTGGTGCTGCGGGCCGTGTTGGCGGGCGTGGTCATGCTGACTCCTCGAGGGTGAGTGCGCCGGAGGCGCGGATCGTGAACTGATAGGCGGGCTTCTGGTTGTCGTAGGCGTCGCGGGTCGCCGCGCCGTCCCAGACGTGAGTGGGCAGGGGCTCGAGGATGCGGATCATCGTCGCTGCGGCATCTTCGAGGAGGTCTTCGACGTCGGGGGTGTCGTCACCGCGGGAGCCGTCGACCACGACCCAGAGCATGAGCTCGACGGCGATCGGCATCCCGTTCCCGTCAGGCGACGTGTTGCCGGCGGTCATGGATCGCTGCTCGATCACGACTGCGACGGTCGTCTGCGGGTCGTCGAATGGCAGCAGGTTTACCGGGTGGGCGTGAATCTCCCACGTGTCGGGGGCATCCGGAGCGATGAGCTCCGCGAGGTCAGAACGTGCGCTCATGGTCAGCCGATCAGGGAGCCGACGCGACCGCGGTCTCCGACGACTGTCCCATCGACGGTGACCGGCGACGGCACGATGAGCAGCGCCATGATCTTGCCGTCGAGGGGGCGCAGCGCGACGCTCTGTGCCTCGCTGCCGTACTCGTCGTTGACGACGCCGGCTTGCGTGGCCTGCTTGTTCGCGAGAGCTTGGAAGACGACGCCCTGCGCGAATGACGCGGACGGTGGAGCATCGAGGGTCAGCGATAGACCCTTGACGCGAAGGCACTGCTCCCGTGCCGACGCCAGGCCGGCGGCGGTGACGGTCACGTTGAACGATGACTTGGCCGATTCCGGCGTGTGCCATGCGGGCTCGTCAGCCATGGTTGCTCTCCCTTCGTGGTAGGGGTCGTGGGCGGGCGGGGCGCGTCTCCGCCCGCCCCACGACGTGTGTGTCAGTCCTCGGAGTCGCCGGCGTCGTCGGCCAAGCCCTCGAGCTCGAGGTAGGACTTCCGGCGGGCGGTGAGCTCCTTGATCTGCGCGCGCAGACCCTTGATCTGCGCGTTGATGTGCTGCGCCTTCAGCTGCGCGTACGTCGCCGGCGCGGCCGGCTTCGGGGCGGGTGCCGGCGCCGGGGCCGCTTCCGGCGTGGCGGGCGCCGGCGCCGCCGTGGCCGGCGTGGCCGGCGTGCTGTTGTCGCTCATGCTCACGCCTCCGTGATCGTGGTCTTGACGATCGCGCGGGCGTCGTTGATGAGGGTGCCGCCGTAGGCGAACCAGCCGAGGTCGATGCCACCGTTGCCGATGACCTGCGCCTCGAGCTTGACCTTCGGCGACTCGAACACGGTCGCCGCGCGCGGGTCGTACGCGGCGAATCCGCCGGCGGCGAGCTCGAAGTTCACGTCGACGTCGAACACGTCGGCGAGCGACGTCGAGCCGTCGAGCTTGACGTAGCCGGTCGAGTTGGCGATCCACGCGGGCAGGTCGGCGACCTTGAGCTCGGCGAAGTCCACGAACACGTCTTCGGCCATCCAGAACTTGGTCGGGCGGGCGCCGATCTTGCGCAGCTGAAGGTAGGCCTTCGAGAGCGCGTTGAGCAGCGACGTCGCGCCGCCGGTCAGAGCGCTCGCGCCGGCGATGAGGTCGGCGAACACTGCCTTGTCGGACACACCCTCGTAGTTGCGGTCGAGGATCGCGAACATCGACGCGATGAGGTCGGCGCTGCCGAGGTCGGCGTAGATGCGGTCGATCCGGTTGCCCTTCGCCCAGCGCGACGGGGTCTCGCTGACGGGCACCGTCACCCACTCGTCGGAGGGGATCGGCGCGAGGCCGCCGGCGTAGGGCTCGGGCGCCGGCGTCGGCTCCTGCCACTTCCAGCCCTCGATCTTGTTGGACGTGAGCGGACGGACGCCACCCAGCGACTCGATGACGGGGCGCCCCTCAGGGGTCGCCTGCCAGACCTGCCCGATGCGGTCGGGCTGCAGGAACGCTTCGCCGCCGTCGTTCGCGACGAGGGTCGGGTCGTCGGTGATCGCGTTGTTGACGGCCAGGACGAACGCGGCGATGTCGTGGTTCTCGATCGCCGGCAGGAGCTCATCGCGGATCAGCTGCTGCCGCGAGCGGGGCCGCTCTTCGGTCTGGACGGGGGCCGGCGTGGGGGCGTTCTGCGGGCCGGTGGCGTACTCGGCGGCGACGGGCTGCCCGGGCGCTGCGACGGCGGCGACGACGGGCGCGGCCTGCGATGCAGCCGGGGCGCCCTCGATCGCGTCGAGCGATGCGATCGACGCGTCGTACTGCGCCTGGGTGATGGTGCCGGCGTTCAGGGCCGCCAGCAGCTGGGCTCGGTTCATGAGGGTTTCCTTTTCTCGGTGGGTTGCCAGGGCGGCGGGTGCCGGTGCCGCTGCGCGGCCGGCGTGGGCGAACATGGACAGGTCGAATGCGGCGGGCTGCTCGGCGGGCGCAGTGCCCTCGGCGCGATCGGCGAGGCCGGCGGCGACAGCCTCGTCGGCGGAGTACCACGCTTCGGCCTTCATGACGGCGCGCCAGGCGGTCGCCTCGCCGCCGGCCTTCGTCGCGTACATGGCGGCGATGTTGTCGCTGACGCGGTCGAGGTCGTCGCCGACCTGGCGCATGTCGTCGGCGTTGCCGATCGCGATCGTCCACGCGTCGTGGATCATCAGCTGCGCGTTCTCGCCCATCACGACCTCGTCGCCGGCGACGGCGATGAACGAGGCTGCCGACGCGGCGAGGCCGTCGACGTGGGTGACGACGTGCGCGGGGTGCTGGCGGATCGCGTTGCGAATCGCGATGCCCTCGAAGACGTCGCCGCCGGGGCTGTTGATGTAGACCTCGAGCGTGGCGACGTCGAGCGCGCGGATCGCCGGCACGATATCCGCTGCGGCCACGTCGCCCCACATGCCGCCGATCACGCCGTAGACGTGCAGCGATGCGACGCCGCCGGCGCTCTCGAGGTTCCACGTCGGCTTGTTCTTCGCTGCCTGCGCGGCGTACTGGCCGACGCGGCGCGCGAGCTCTTCGGGGGTGACGGCGTTCAGGATGATGCGGCGCGGGGTCATGCGGTGAGCTCCTTGGTCGGCTGCCCTTCCTGGGCGTCGATGAATGACTGGTCGATGAATCCGCCGCGCATGCCGATTTCGTACGTCTCGAATCGCGTCTTCATGTCCGGGCGGGTGAGCGAGTCGATATCGAGGTCGGTCGTCCAGCCGATCGGTGTCGTGTCGGCCATAGACAGCCGCGACGTGATGGGGGTCATGTACGTCGAGAGGAACAGGTCGATGAGCTCCCACGCCCGCGACTGCCGGTTCTGGTAGTTCAGCGTCGATCCCTCGAGCGCGACGTCGGCCGCCCAGGCGGGGATGCCGAGCGCGCGGGCGAGCTTGAGGTCCATGCGCTTCTGCGCGTCGATGAGCAGCTGCGAGTCCTGGATGCCGAGCGCCTTGACCTCGATCGTCTTGTCGGAGAATCCAGCGCCGTGCTTCGCTCGAGCTCGCCGCCACGATGCGAGCAGGTCGCCGATCTGCGCCTCGTCGAGCTGCTGATTCCCGGTGTAGTGCAGGTCGACCGAGGGCACGGGGTTCTCTTCGGCGAGCGAGGCGGCACGGTCGAGGACGATCGCGCGGCGCAGCGTGCGCTGGCCATCGTGCAGCAGACCGCCGTCCGGTGAGTCGAACTGGATCACGTCACGCGGCTCGACGGGCTTGCCCCACGCGCGAACGAGCTTGCCGTCGTTGTCGAACTCGGCGTCTTTGCGGTCGAGCAGCTTCACGCCGCCGCGCGCCGGCCAACCGTACGCGTCGCGGCGCTGGACGATCCACCACGTGCGCGGGTAGAACAGCAGCGCGTCGACAGTCCAGGTGAGCGTGGCCTCGACGGGTCGGTCGGCCTCGGGCTGCTGGAGGTAGCCCATCGCGACGGGGGCCGGCCTGCCGGCTTTGCGTGTGACCAGCTGCATGCGGCCGATGTTCGTCGCGAGGACTCGGCGCCCCTTTGCGACGACGTCGAGGCTCATCGCGGTCTTGCGGGTGATCTGGATGTTGCTCGAGTCGGCCAGGCCGTAGAGCTCGCCGACGATGTTGAGCGGGTCGCTCTCCCAGGGGGTCGCGATCGACGCGCGGGCACCCGTTCCGCCGAGGCCGGGGGTGCCGGGGTTCGCGAGCTCACGCGCGATCGCTGCTCGCAGTCGGGTCATCAGTCCGGGCTTGTCCACGCCTGAGAACGTCGAGCCGACTCCTGACACCCGAAAGGGTCAACGCGGCGTGTCGCGATTGTTCGCCCGACTCAGGGACTCCATCCCAGGAGGTCGAGCAGGTCGACCTCGACGGGCGGTGCCGCGCTGACGATCCGGAATGTGATCGGCCGCAGCGGGTCACCGACGAAGGGAAAGCACCTGTCGTCGCGCCGATGAGGGTTCACCAGGCAGTACGACCATCCCCATAACGGCGCGAGGTCATCGCCGCGCATCCCCCGGGCGAACGCGTGATGATCGTGCTCGCTGATCGCCTCCACTCGATAGACCTCGCTCTCGAGGATGTGCCCACGCCACGGCGCCGAGTAGGTGACCAGATCACCGACCACGGGCTCGACCGGATGGGCGGATCGACGGTGCCCCTGGATCGCGATCGCGTTATGGCCACGCCGGCGCTCGTCGTCGTCGCGCCAGTCGAGTGAGTACTCGACGCCGGCAACGTCGACGGTCTCGCCGCAGTCGATGCACACGGGGGCGAGCGGCGTGTATCCGGCCCAACTCACCTGTGATCCCGTCCGGTGGCTGCGGCACGTGCTCGGCTCATGCGTTGATCGCGTGCATTGCGGGCTTGGTCGTCCTCGGGGTGCGCTCGCTGCTCGTGTCGCGCGCCGACCTGCCACCCCTCGTGGGGGCTGTCCGCGAACCCACGCCACCAGGGGCAGCGGGAGCACAGAACGACGGTGCTGATCTGGGTTGAGTCGAGTCGAATGGTCATGTTCAGAACCTCGTGGCGGGCGTCCATTCGGGCGCGGATCGGTGGTCGATGAGGTACAGGCCGACCGCCGAGGCGATCGGGCCGGCTACGGGGCCGGTGGAGTCGGCGCGGCTGATGCGAACGGTGTCGTTGGTGCGCTTGAGCACCATGTGCGAGGCGCCGAGAGACAGGGTCTTCGAGCCGTCGTGGATGAGGGTCTTCTCGTCGCGGGCGGCGGTGATCCAGGAGTCGTCGGCGATGCCGCGCTCGACGCCGTTGAGCACGGTCACGGCGTCGTCGCCGAGGCGCAGCTGTAGCTCGGAAGTGATGCGGCGGGTCGGCCCGCCGTTGTCGGCGCCGAACGCTGCCGGCCCGTAGCCGTGGAGCTCGACGAGCAGGTCGACCATCCACTGGGTGCCGGGAGCGGCGTGGATGACGCGCGTGCACGGGTTGCCCTTGTCGTCGCGCCAAGTGCCGATGACGGCGCCCATCGCGTTGTCGAGGGCAACCTCCCACGTGATCGCGACGTCGCTCCACCGTGCGCTGATCGTCGGGTCGGCGAGGTCATCCCAGTCGGGGATGAGCGGATCGCGTGCCTCAGTCCAGCGGTTGCAGTACGCGCGAATCCACGTCGCGTGGTCGATGCGCTCTTCCTCGGGCGCGCGCCCGTCGACCTTCGCCATGAGGTCGTCGACGTCTTGCGTGTGTCCGATCGCCGGGTGGAACGCGGCGATCGCCGCCGGGTCGTAGGGGTCGGCGTCGTCAGGCAGCGACGCCTCGAAGTAGGCGAACCGAGGATGCGACCCGGGCTCGTCGACCGACCGCCGGCCGATCTTCATCAGCGCCTTCATGTAGGTCGACTCGGCGGTGCCGGCGGTCGACATGAACCAGATTTGCCGGCGTCCTCGGAGGGTGATCTGCGCGGGCTCGACGCCGTCAGCGATGAGCTCTTTGCCGGCCAGCTGTGAGAGCGTCCAGATTTCGTCGACGCCGACGAGGTTCGGCGTCTTGCCGTGAATCTTCGCCGGCAGCGGAGGGAACGCCCAGACCTCGGATTTGTTCGGGAACACCATGCCGGTCTGCGCGGCGCTGCGCTTGCCGGCGACGTGCGGCGCGAGCCGGCTGCTGCCTTCGACGCGACCAATGAGCGTCTTCATGATCGTGCGGGCGTCGTCGCCGGTCTGGGCCGTGAAGTACACCCGGGCGTTGGCGAGCTCGATCGCGCGGTGGATCTGGACGGGGCCGAACAGCGTCGTTTTCCCGGACTGGCGCGGCACGGTGATGAGCACCTTCTCGTATACGTAGTTGCCGTGGTCATCGACCTCGGTCGCGACGTCCCAGACCTCCTGCTGCCAGGGCATGGGTTCCCAGCCGAGCGACCGGGCGATAGCCGCGATCGCCGCGCCGCGCGTGGCCCTCGAGGGGTCGCGCTTCGTCGCGTAGGTGAACCCTGCCCAGGTCACTGCTGGCTCGCTACCCAGGACTCGAGCTCCTGCCAATCGCGGTTGCCCTTGGCAGCTGCGACTTGCAGCAGCGTGAGCATTTCCTCGTGTGCACCCTTGAGCGCGTCATTCACGGTGTAGCCCTTGCTGCGCGGATCGTCGGCGATCGCTGCGCGGCGCAGGATGCTGGCGCAGATGCCGGCGTGCGTGTCGTCGATGACGGCGAGGCGTTGGAGCTCGGCGATCGCTTTCTCGTACGACGGGAACACGGGCACGCGCGTCACTTCCGGCTCGAGGCCGGGGAGGAATTCCGATAGGTCGCTGCTGTTGTCGGTCATGTCGTGGGCTTTCGTCTAGATCGCTTTTTTCTGGGCGGGATCGGGAGAAAAGGAACGGGGCTTCGCGTGGGTGTCCTCGAAGTCAGCGGCTAAAAAACGCGAGGCCGCTCTCGATCGGGATGCCGACGGGACGGAGCGGCTTGCGACCTCTGGCGTAGTTGCAGCGGCGGTGCGACGGGCCGAGGTTGTCGAGGTCGTAGACCGCGCCGCCGTCAGCGCGCGGGATGATGTGGTCAGCGCTATCGCTGCCGGGTCGACCACAGTTGATGCACACGTCGCCGTACGCAGCGAGCGTGGCGTCGACGTACTGCTGCGCCTTTCGACCACCCCATCGCTGCGGCTTGGCATCCGCCTCGGCGTAGCAGCCGGGGCCGTGGCGCAGGGCGAGCGAGCTCATGGCTTGACTCGCGTCTCGTAGTACGCGAGGGCGAGCAAAGCGACGACGGACGCCCAGCTGCACGAGACGAGCAGCGCGAGCACGTCGCGCGGGATCATCGTCGAGATGACGACGGTACCGATCGCGATCGCCAGCAGCGTGACCATCGCGACGAGCAGCGCGTGAGCGCGGCGACGCATCACGATGCACTCCTGAGAGCGAGCGGCCTCTCGGCGCAGTGCACGCACTTGCCGTAGTGGCCGAGCTCGTGCGCGCCGTTGCGATAGTTCGCGGGGCACCGCTCATCCGACCAGCGCACGGCGCCGAGGTTATCCACAGGCGCAACCATCGTGCCCTGTGGTTGCGCTGGTACGTGATCTTTGTTCTTTACTTGGTCTTCTATAGGCGTCGGTTTGACCGACGACGGTGGAGCCGACGTCGGTTTAGCCGACGTCGGATAATCCGACGCGGTGCGGCGCGGGTTATCCACAGGCGCGAGTAGTGGTGAGGCACCGTGTTCGTCGACCCCCTCGAAGGGGTCTTGGATCACCCAGTCGTGCCCCGCCATGCGACCGTGCGCGCGGCGCTTCTGAACGCGGTGGAGGTACCCATAACGCTCGAGTTCGCTGACCATCCGGCGCAGGGCGTCGCGCCCCTCAAGACCAGCGCCGCTGAGAGCGTCAAGGGTGATCTGATAGCTCGAGGTGTCGTGCGTCATGAGCTCGGCGAGAAGGCCCCGTGCCCCACGACTGAGGCGGCGATCGCGGAGCCACGCGTTGGGCAGCTGTGTGAAGTCTCGCTCGAAGCGCAGCTGGACGCGCGTGATCCTCGCGGACTGCGCGGTGTGCTCGGTCACCATTGGACGGCAAGCGCGCTGGCGAATGCACGGGCCGCGGCGGAGCCGCGGAGTGCACCCTCGGTGAGGATGACGATCAGCGTGCGCTGCTGATCGAGCGAGAGCGGTGCGAGCGCGCGCTTGTAGAGCTCGAGGCGCACCAATGGTTCGGGGTGCTCGCTGACGGTCGCGAGCTCGGTGAGCTGACGCGCGATCGCCTGGTAGTTCTCGGTGGCGGTTGCCATGTCCCTGGTCTCCACTTCCGTATCATTTTCGATACAGAGGGAACGGTCATGCACCACAAGCCCGCTTGTCACGATTGCGTGCGGCGTGTCGCAATATTGCCACGCTTGACGCGCTAGCATGACGGCATGACCATGCTTCAGTCGCAGGCCACGACACCGGCTCAACTGCTCTCGGAGACTCGGCGCCTCTCGGGGCTCACTACGCGCGAGCTCGCCGCGCTCATCGGAGTCTCGCACTCGGCGATCGCGCGGTGGGAGCGTGGCGAGGGAGAGCCGAGCGCTTCGCAGTTCGTGCGTTGGGCGCGCGCAACAAGACAGCCCCTCGACCAGATGATCGAGGGGCTGTCGTCGTGCACCCCCTGGGACTCGAACCCAGAACCCACTGATTAA